CGTGAAAAAGAGTGGGACGTGGTCTAGAAATGAAACTAGCTGTATACGGAACACTTAGAAATGGTAATGAGAATACTGGTAGAGTAAACAATACTTCACTTGTTTATCCCGGCCATCAAAAGTTTCCTGCCATGATACAGGATTACAAAGGTAAGGGAACGGTTGTTGAGGTTCATGATGTAACTAGCGAGGATTTAGCACAGTATGATTTATACGAAGGCGTTATGACGGGATTGTACGACAGGGTGGAAGTTGATGTTGATCTTGATTCTGGAGAGCGGGAAAGAACTTGGGTGTATGTTGCTGGTCAGAAACTTCTTGATATGGTAGATATTTTTGAAGAGATTCCAAATGGAGATTGGTACGATAGAAAAGTTTAATATAATTCCAAATGATCTAAATGAAAAAGAGCGTGTACTCAACATGGCCTCGAAAGATCTGATTGCGTTTGGCCAGCTTTTTCTTCCGGATGACTTTATGAAGTCAAAGCCGGCTCCGTTTCACCATGAAGTTGGAGGATTGTTTTTAGATAATACTATAAGAAGGCTTTGTCTTGTATTGCCTCGCGGTCATACTAAATCTACTTTGGCTAAAGCTGCCCTACTGCATAGAATATGTTTTAATCCAAAAGGTAAAAACGAATTTGCAGCTTGGGTATCAGAAGAACAGGGACAGGCAGTTGACCATCTTAAGTATATTAAAAGCCATATAGAATTTAATTCTGCATTAAATTATTATTTTGGAGATATGGCTGGTAATAAATGGACTGAAAAAGAAATCACTACTTCTAAGGGTGATAGAATCATAGCCAAAGGGACAAGCCAAAGACTTCGTGGTAGATCAGAGCTCGGTCTTCGTTATACAAAAATTATTCTTGATGATTTTGAGTCTGAATTGAATACTAAAACACCGGAAAGGCGCAAGGAGATTAAGGAATGGCTTATGTCTACAGTTTATCCGGCGCTCGAAGAGTCCAAGGGAAACGAGGGCTCTATATGGCTTATAGGAACAATCGTCCACTACGATTCTGCTTTGCAGGGAATATATGATGGCTATCTCCAAGCAAAGGAAAACAAAGAAGACTATACTTGGGAAATGGTATTTCACAGGGTAATAGAGAATGATAAGCCATTGTGGCCTTCTTATTTCCCAAAGGAAAAGATAGCAAGTATAAGAAAAGATTATGAGTATGTTGGTCAGCTTCATAAGTTTGCCCAAGAGTATATGAATGATGCCAGAGATTTAGAAAGTGCAAAATTTAAAATAGATAAGATTAATTATTTTGATGGACAGTTTAAAGGTAAGAATAATCAAGCCTATATTATTACAAAAAAAGATGCTATTCCTGTCAATGTATATATGGGTGTCGATTTGGCTTACGAATCTTCCGCCAAACATGATTATCAGGTTATTGTTGTTTCTGGCATTGATAGTGATAAAAATATTTATGTGATAGATATTTTCCGAGAGCATATTCCGCTTTATGATATGCCAAGAAAGATATTTCAATATGCAAAAGAATACCAACCAATGAGAAGGGCAAACGTAGAACATGTTGGAGCACAGGGAATAATCCGAGATGCTGTGAATGAGTTATCTGGCAAGGATAGAAAGATGGCTCCCGGGATAGCCCGTGGTGTTAGACCGCCTTCTGGTATTAAGAAAGAAGATAGATTAGAATCTCTTCTTTGTCCAATAGTAAACAGGGGAAAGCTTTATATAAAGAAACAACATAGTGACTTAGTTGATGAAATGTTTCATTTCCCAAAAGCAAAGAACGATGATATACTTGATGGGCTTTGGTATTCGGTAATAAACGCAAGAGCTCCCTTGAGTGTTAAATTTGATGCTGAGAATTTTGAGGAAACGATTGAAGAGAAAAAAGAATTTTTAGGTAGAAAGATAATGAGAAGTTGGATTACTGGTCAAAGAATTTAAAAAAAATAAAAAAAAGACTTGACAAAGGCATGTTTTACGCTTATATTATATAATATAAGTTAACTTTACGTATTCGGGGGATTTAATATCGCTAGTGAACAAGATTTTGCGCAGGTAGATGAGGCACAAAAGAATTTAGATTTGTGGAAAAGATGGCGTGATGCTCGGTCAGAGTGGGATATCGAGGCAAGAGATGCCGTTGATTTTGTCCTAGGAAACCATTATACTCAAGAAGAGTCTGACGCTTTGAGTGCTGTTGGGCAGGGTGATTTTATTATTGACAGAGTCTATGCTGCTGTCGATAAACTCAAGTCTTTACTTACCTCAAGGAATCCAAAGTTTTCTGCTATCGGGAGAGAGGATTCGGACAATAAACTTGCCGAAGTTTGGAAAACAATATTAGAATATTGTTGGGATATTTCCGATGGCGACATGCAGTTTAAGCAGGCTGTTCACGATTATGCTATAACTGGGATGGGATATTTTTATGTATATATAGACCCCGAGGCTGATTTTGGCAGGGGCGATGTTAAGTTTACCTACCTAAATCCATTCCGGGTTTATGCCGACCCCGCATCTAGAAATAGATACTTTGATGATGCGTCTTCTATTATTCTATCTACAGTACTTACAAAAGATCAGGTTATTTCTTTATACCCAGAAATAGAAGAATCTTTACCAGAAATAGATACCATGACACAGGAAGACGATTATCCGTCGTCGGGTAGAAAGAATTCTTCTGGATCGTTTACTCCAGATGTGGTAAAGGATTCAGATACCTTTGGGTCTGAAAAATATAGAATACTTGAAAGATTTGAGAAGGTTAAAGTACCATATTATAGACTTTTTAACAAGCAAAGTGGCGAAGAAAAAGTTGTTGATATGCAAACCTTTGAGCAAATTGTAAACAAAGATTCGCATTTAATAGAATCGGGATTGGTAGAAGCCGTTGAAATAATGCAAACGCGTATTCAGATGACGGCTACAATGGGGCAGTTCTTGCTTTATCAACAAATCCTCAATACTGATGTTTATCCTGTGATACCAGTCCCGAATATTTGGACAAATACGCCCTATCCAAAATCAGATGTAAACAAGGTTAAAGATTCTCAAAGATTAATCAATAAACTTTTTTCTTTAACTTTAAGTCATGCTCAGGCATCAGCCGGGCTTAAGCTTCTTGTCCCAGAAGGAAGCGTTGATGACGTTGGTCAATTAGAAAGAGATTGGGCCAACCCTAATGCGGTATTAGAATATAACCCAGAATTTGGGGAACCTCATTTCCCAGCTCCACAACCACTCGCCGGAGAATTTTATCATTTAATAGATAGAGTGGAACATTATATAGATTTAAATTTTGGAATTCCTGAATTAATGCAGGGATTCAAGGAAAAAGCTCCCGATACAGTAAGGGGAACAGCTATGCTTTCGGAAATGGGAGAAAGCCGTGGTCGTTCTAAATTAAAAGATATAGAGGGAAGCTTAAACCAACTTGGGAGATGTATATATAATATAGCAAAAGGACATTATACATTCCAAAAAACATTTAGAATCGTGCAACCTAATAATGACTTAACTGAATTTGCAGTTAACAATAGGTTGTATGATGATAAGTCCAACGAACTGCAGACCATAGAAAATGATATTTCTTTAGGTCAGCATGACGTTCGTATTATATCGGGCTCAACATTGCCGTCAAACAAGGTAGCTGAATACAATATGTATCTTGAGGCGTATAAGTTGGGACTGGTAGATGATGTCGAAGTCTTAAAGAAAACAGAGATTTACGACAAAGAAGGTGTATTGCAACGCAAGGGCATGATGGCGAAAATGCAGTCATACATACAACAACTAGAAGGTCAAGTAAAAGAACTCACAGGTGATTTGCAAACGGCAGACCGTGAAGCGGTTCACGCTAAGAAGCAAGTTATCACAGAGAAATTTAAGACCGATTTGAATGAGATTGCCTCTGACGCTAAGTATAAGGAAAGAGTCAAGATTAATCAACTAGAAGGTGTGATTGATAAAGCGGATGTTCGTGCTGAAGCTGCGTTAGCTGTACAAAAGGCGAATAAAGGGAGCTCCTCCAAGAGAGGGAGCGCACAAAATAAACAATAATCATAGGTTTAACTTCTTCGCGGTATCTACGGGTGTTGCGAGTTAAAGAAGAAATCTAAAAGGAGGTTATATGGAAGAACAAGTGCAAAATAGTGTAGTTGAAGCGCCGGAGGCAAACGCTGGGGCGAATCCAAGGGAGGGTTTAGATGTTTCTATGCCCGATGTTGAATTAGCATCAGAAATGCCAAACGTGCAAGATTCTGTAGTAAATGAAGGCAATAAAAGGCCGCCTAATTTAATTGTTAAAGAAGGCGACGATAGCGAAATTGACTATGGAACTGACTGGGAAAATGAAACTCGTAAGTTTCAGTCTATGTATGATAAGCAAAAGGCTGATTACGATAAACTTCAAGGCGAGTACCAACAACTTGCTCCAATGTCTGAACTGCAAAGGGTTCTTGAATCAAGACCTGATGTAGTTGAGGCAATAAGAGATAAGTTAGAGGGGAAAGGCAATCAGGAAACTATACGCGAACAAGATGATCCCAACGCAGTTGACGAATCATCTTTTGACCCATGGGAAGCCTATTACAAGCCTGAGTCTGCCTCATATAAGATGAGGACATCTCAGGAGAAGGCTTTAGTAGACGAGGCTGTTGGACAACATATGTCTCAGATACAAGGCCAAGTTGCGTTGCAAAATTTGCGCAATGAGTTATCTAGTAACTACAACATGCAGGATGAAAAGGATATCAGTGAATTTATTGAATTTGCGACTACACCAAGAGATCAGTTACCAATTGATCTGTTAATTGACGTGTATCGTAAATATTATAATAAAGGAAGTGATAACGTTTCTCCGAACATGGAAGCAGTTAAGGCAGCTCAAAGCATTCCACGGACTGCTGGAATTCTTCAAGGTGGCGAACCACCAAGGAAGAACGAACAGGATTCCGCTTGGGATAGAATTTTGCAAGCTGGGCAAGCGGGGAGAATTCCCTAATTAAAAATAATCAAAAATAGGAGGTAACACATGGCTGTTACAAGTGGAGTAAAATCCAGTTATGACATTACAGCTGCTGCTGCTACTGCTGGTATTGGGCAAGCGCCTGATCGCCGCCGATTATACGATTTTTCAGACCGAGTTGCCGAATTGGCACCAGAGGAATCGCCGTTTTTTGTATATCTTTCAAAAGTTGCAAAAGTACCAACGGACGATCCTGTATTTCGGTTCTTAGAAAATCGTTCTAAGATTGATTGGACTACTCGTAACTTTAAATTAGCTGCTGACGTAAATGGAGGTTCTGCCGTAAGTGCGGGAAGCTCTTATCTGTTTACAGTTGATTCTGATAGTGCTTCGGGTGGAACAGCTTCTGGCGGTGCGTCGGTTGATTTCCTTACAAAAGGAATGGTTTTTGCCGTTAATACCGTTAGTGGAGCTGCTGGCTATTCACAGACTTTAGTCCGTGTAGAAAGTGCTCCTGCTGACTTAGGCACATCTAGTTCGTTTACTGGTAAGATTATTAATATATCTAATACAGTAACTTCTGGGGATAGTGCTATTACGGGTGAAGATATTATAGCTGACAATGATAATTGTCAAGTAATTGGTACTTCATTCCAAGAAGGAAGCGGATCACCTGATGTATGGTCTAGCGAAATCGAAGATGATTTCGGCTATACGCAGATCTTTAAAACCGCAGCTGAAATGTCGAATACGGCAATTGCTACTCGTTATCGCGGTTATGCAAACGAATGGGAGCGCATTTGGGCTCTTAAACTTCGTGAGCATAAAGTAGATATTGAGCGAGCATTGCTATTCGGGCAAAGAGCTCGTGTAAGCTCTATTCAATATACCGAAGGTGTTGTTGGACACATTCTAAAGAATGGTAAAGCAATCCTTGGTACTGGCGATATGAGTTACACGGCTGGCGAACCGTATTTTAGGAGTGTAGCTAGTTCAGAGTTGACGTACGATCGTTTGCTTTCAGATATGGAAGTAATGTTCGATCCAGCTCGTGGCGGGGCAAGTGAAAAGTTAGTTCTTGCAGGTCTTCCTGTAATTTCTTTCTTTAACAAACTTGGTTCAAGTTCATTCTTGAGTTCAAGTATGGCTCATAATGCTAATGCTGCTTTGAGTGGTGCTGCTACAACTACTAACCAAGCCCCATATAGAATGGCGTTGGAAGAACGCGCAGGCGCTTTTGGTCATAAAGTATTTACCATTGAAACCGTTCATGGTACAATGCATTTGGTCAAAGAACCGCTATTCCGTGGTATTTCTGCCAACTTTATGGCAATGGTTGATATGAGTAAAGTATCTTACAGGCCATTAGTAGGTAATGGAATTAATCGCGATACATCAATTTTAACTAACGTACAAAACTCTGATGAAGACTTGAGAAAAGACATGGTTCTTACTGAAGCAGGTTTGGAAATTACACTTCCAGAATCTCATGCACTTTATCAAGTAGAACTGTAAGGAGGTTAAAGAATGTATAATAAGTCATTAAATTCTAGTAGCGGAAGCTATAATACTAAAAAGCGTGCAATACAGAATATTGACAATGGCGCTGCTGTATCAAGAACATTAACGGATGCTGAGTCTGGGACTCTATATCTTGTTGATATGTCAGCAGTAGATAACAACGTTGCAATAACTCTGCCAACAGCTTCAGGTTCTGAAGGTGTATGGTATGATTTCTGTTTTACAGTTAATTGTGATGACGATGCAGATTTTTCTGTATCAACTGGTGCTGATGGAACCGATATATACGGTTATATTGTCTGCGGTGCTGCAAACAGTACGGTTGACGATGTTGATGGATTATCAAAAATAACTGTAGATGGTTCAGTGGCACAATCGACAGAAGGAATGAGATTCTCGTTCTTATGCGATGGTACCAATTGGCATCTTAGCGGATACAATGCTACTGCAATTGGAACTGTTCTTATTGTAGAATCTGCTAGTGCTTAATTACCTAAATAGATAAAGGTAAACAGTTTTGGATACTGTGGGGCTATTCGTATAAAGGTTTAGCCCCTAAAATCCTAAAAATTTTAAAATTGGAGATAGTATGGCAGCTTATAACACGATAACAAAAATTATAGTAGGGCAAGTTCCGTCTGGAACAGAAGACAGTGGTACGTCTGGTACATTGTCGGCACAAATTAATGATTTCTGGCAGTCACTAGATAGCACTAGCGGTGCGGTTCAAAGTATGACTGCTGTGCAACTTTCGCCCTATACAATTGCAGTAATTATAGTTTACTTAGGTTAAGATGCCTAAGTGTCAGCATTGCAAAGAATCGAATCCGGAGAATTGGTTCTATTGTAGAGAGTGCGGTAAAAGAGCCTCTGCGCCAAAATTTACAACAAACTCTTGGATGAGAACTGAAGCCGGGAAAAGAACGGATGTAGAGTTTAATACTATTTCTTATGAAGATAGTATTGATAAAATGAATAAAGCCGATAGTCGGTGGAAGGGATTTTAATATGCCTACAGTAAGAAAGAAATCTGGCAAAGTAAAAAAGTATCCATATACTAAAAAAGGTAAAGCTGCAGCTAAAAAAGCTAGTAGAAATAATAGGAGATACTAATAAATGGCAACGTTTAGCGCACAAGTAACAGATTTAGTTGGCACTTTTAGTGACGAAACTGCTTTAGATACGTTTATCACAGAGGGAGCTAATGAAGTTATCAATGCTATGCCTCGCAATATGTTAGAGCGTGTAGCAGAAGAAACACCCGTTACTACTGGTACCACCGCTTCTGAAGGGCATAAAGTACTTCATATGTTGAGAAATGATGGGACAATAGATCAACCGTGTCGTCGTATACCCGCCAGTCAAAGAGGTAGGGTTGCTGATAGCGATGATATGGAATATGCTACCACATCAGATCCAGCATATTATGTTAAAGATGGTAAGTTTAATATTCTTCCAAGTGGTGCTGGTCTTTTAGTTTCTATGCCTACATATAGCCAGACCTCCCCATTAGACGCTAGTGCTATTAGCACTATAACAAATTTCCCAAATGAAGCTGAATATTTAGTTGTTTTATATGCTGCTATAAAAGCATTACAACAAGTTATGAATGGTAAATCATCATCGTTACCGACTGATGTTACTTTACCGTCTGCTCCTGTTGCACCTGAAATTAGTACAGTATCTTATACTGATGCAACAAATGCTGATGCTACTGTAGGGGCTATAGTTGTGTCTGATAAAATAGATATTAGCGGTAACGCACCATCGTTTGTATCTCCTGTTTCTTCATCAGCTGATTTCGCCAAGGTAACTTCATATGTAGAGACTGACGAGGATGTAGAATTAGCTGCGGCTAAAGTACAACAGATACAATCTCAAATTTCTGATTTTAACGCCAAAATGCAAGAATCAACAAATAAGTTCAATAAAGAGAATGTCCGTTATCAGATGGAGTTTCAAGAAGAAGTTACAAAGGTAAATCAAGATTTACAAGCAGAAGTAGAAACTTTTAAAACGAAAGCAAGTATTGCTCAATTTAATAAACAGCAAGACCAAGCTTTAAATTTAGCTAATGCAGCTAAGCAAATAGAAGATGTAATAGCGGATAATGGTAATAAGCTTCAAAAATATGCAAGCGAATTACAAAAATATCAAGCTGAGGTTACATCCGAAATTCAAAATTATAGCGTAAAGATTCAAAAGCATACTATGGATTATCAATGGTTAATTGGACAACATCAAAATTTAATTGCAGATTATCAAAGAGGATTGCAATTATTAACAGGTGCAAGAGCATCTTAAGATAAACGAAGGGAATAAATAATGGCAGATACAGCAAGAGGAGCAGTTTCAATGACACCAGTTGTCACCATTGCTGCTGATTCTGATGCAGATTCAGTAGATGCTATACATCATAATATTAAAACTTCAGTAGGTGGTGATTGCACTAGGGTAGCTCAAGATACAGATGATAATTGGTTTTATGCTCCAAATGTAATAGTTACTAGTACATCTGAAGAGTTATTTGGAGCAAGTGATGATGCTACTGATTTAGTTGGAGCTAGTGGAGACCAGACAAATGGCCCAAATGAAGCAGCTGGAGCTGCGGTAACATATACAGATGATTCTACAGCTGATTGTTCAGCTGATAAAGTATGGTTCTTATTAGTTAAAAATACAGGGACAAGTGATACTTCTAATACATCTACTACTAATAGTGTTTATATTAGTTTAGATGGGACAGCTGCGGCTTATAACGCTTTAGATAATATTGAAATTAAAGATGGCGAGGCTTGGATGGGTAATATTGCTGGGCCATTAATGCAAAATATTTTTATAATATCAGCTCAAGAAAGAGGAGCTGGAACGGCTGCTACTGTTAATAGTAGTACATCTGTTAGGTGTACAGTCGTAGCTATGATAGAAGATGTAGCGTAATATATGGCTAAAGAATTAGTAACATTACCCACTACGCCTTCTTGGACTGCAACTGCTTTAGGCACTACACCTTCATTTACATCGGTAGCACTTCCGTCTATTACTTGGATTTTAAGTGGCGGATGGAAAGATGCGAATTTTGTTTGGGAAGATGAAACAAGAAATTGGGAGCATATGGGTATGCTTGGAAGGGATTCAGATTAATGGCTGTTCATTCGTTAACTGTCAAAAAGATTATATCAATGGTAAGACAATCGTTCCCAGACGCACCAGAAACTTATGTTATGGCTTTAATAAATGAGGCACTGGTTGAGGCTGGTAAGTATAAAACAAAAATTGAATATGCAAAAGCTGATGCTGTTGAGGATCAAATGTGGTATACTTTAAGTGATACTAATGCTGGCATTGAAGTAAATAAAGTAATGCGAGTTGATCTTAAAGACAGCAGTGGTGATTATATAAGAATACCAAGACTTCTTGATAATGAAGTACTTAAAATGGATATAACATAATGGCTGTATTAGCACAAGAAGTAACATCTGTAACTTGCGTAGCTAAAGCAGCTATAGATGCAAGTGAATATTTTTTATTATATGGTATGGGTTCTGACTTTGAAGAGAATGCGTATCATGTATGGTTTGATAAAGCGGGTGGAGATTCTGAACCATCAGGATTATCATCTACTGGAATAGAATGTGATATTAGTTCAGTATCGACAGCTACAGATGTTGGAGGTGTAGTTGCAACTCAAGTAGCGGCTAATGCTGATTTTTCAGCTTCTAATGATTCTGGAACAGTTACAATAACAAATGCGGTTCGCGGTACTGTAACAGATGCTGCTGATGGGAATATTGGCGGAAGTTTTGCTGTTAGTACAACAACTCAGGGAACGGGAACTAAAAACAGTAATCATAAACATCCAGAAGATGATATGGCTTGGTTTATCCAAGATGATCATTTAGCTGTTATTACAACAAAAGGAAGCGATTCTACAAGTATTCATTCAAAATTAGGAGATTGGAAAGGTATTGATGAATCTGTTATAGAGGGATTCTTAATTCATTATATGGCAGAACCGAATGCTGTATCTGCGATTACAGATACACCAGATATAGATAATACACTTCATTCATTCTTAGTGGATTATGTTAAATGTAAATTATATATGGATAGAGCAGGTCTTCTGTCCTTATCGGATGCTAATGCATCTGCTGTTACAATGAATCTTTCCAGTCAGCATGAGAGAAAATGGAAAGAATCTTTAATAAAATATGGAAGTAAAAAACGTGATAAAGTTGGTGGCCCCAGACGGATTATGCCACCCAATATACAATAATTGTCTTAAAAGACGGTGGTGGAGGGAATAGGAGTTAAAAATGGCGATACCATTAAAATATCAAACTAAAGAAGTTTTAAACAAGGTTTTAAACTCAGGTGAGGATGCCCTTAAAGTTGACATTGACAATGTGACTTTAACAACAGAGGGTGGTGATGTAGCTATTGAGGTACATTTAGATAAAGCTGAAGATAGTGTGTTAATGTTCAGC